ACTTACATTATACCACAAAAACTCACCAAAAACTATTATTTGACAAGCCAATAACTCAAAAATGGCGCTAAAAATAGCGCCACCAAAACACGAAAGGACCACGATCATGACTAACAGTATCACCCTCCGCAAGACCGCCATCGAGACTATCCGCTGCACCTGCACCTTCGAAGGCGACACCTACTTCGTAGACATTATCCGGGACAGCCTCCATGCAGAAGCATGGCTGACCCGCAAAAACGTAGGTCGTTCCGACCTGATGTGGGGATCCACTCTCAGCGGCAACGATCCCGCCGGATCGTACACAGAGTTCCTGGACCTTGTATCCGCGAACCTCGAAGATTACATCGCGACCTACGAACAGGATCTCCTCGAAGACGAAACCACTTGACTATTCCACCCGTTCAGGGTATCATCGATATGTTTTTCTCATGGTGCGTCCGTCTCTGTTCACGGACGCGATTGACCCCGGCATCCTCGCGGACACCGGGGTATTTTTTGCATTTCCCTTCTCGCTTTGAATTTTGCCACTAAAATCGATTCTGACCTCTTGGACTGATAAATACTCATCCTCGACCATAAAATCGATTCTAGGGGCATTTAAACGCCTCGCAGAGGCATTTACTCATCTTTCATCTCTCCGCCAATGCTTTTACAGGCTCAGGAGCCATCCGATCAGCTTTACCACTCCGATGATCCCGGCGGCACCTATCCCCAGCCCGATGATGGATGCCATGAGAGCCAGCGCACCGAACACCGCATACGCTATCCCGGAAGCGCCTGTTCTTGCTTCCCCTTCTCTCGCTTCATCGTCAGGATTCCTCATATTCTCCCAGATAATACGCTCATTCCGTTCCGTGTTCTCCATGTCCCGCTTAGTCACATCATCGTCCTGCTCTTTGTTCCGCTTTTCCATCTCTTCTGCCTTCAGCTCTTCCATTGTTCCATTCCTCCTCTCATTTCGTACCGCGCAGAAGCTTCTTCTCCCTCGAAGTCTATATGGCTCCCGTCTTCCGGCTCTTCCTCATCGTCCAGTTCATCCCACCAATCTTCCTGGTCCGGGTTGTCCTGTTCTGTCATCTGCTCGAACCAGTTCGTCTCCATTTCCATGACGGAGATCCATATCCCCGGAGTATCTGACCAGAACTTCTGGATGATCTCATCGCACACCTGGGCATCATCCGCCCAGAACCCCACTTCAGTCATGCAGTCCTTGAGCATCTTCTGCAGATTATCCGTATCCGGCTTTGTGACCTTCCAGTCCCCGTTGCGTTTGCTCTTGCCGGCCTTGAAGCACCACTTCACCGTCAGATGCACCGGGATACCTTTCCCGATCGTGATACCCGGCGTTCTGTTTCCGCCTTTTGCTCCACTCTCTTTTTCTTCTCTCTCTGTCAGCTGTCTCATCGCTGCCGTCAGGTATGCGGTAAGCTTCTGCCTTGCATCCTTCAGCCGCGCATCCTCATACATGACTGGCACGGCCTTCTGGACCACCTTGCCGTCAGACCGTCTGATGTTCTTCTGCACGGCCTTCATCCGATGCTCCTGCTGTGTTACGGTAGGCGGCTCCATCGGAAGGAAGAACTGATAGGATCTTCTGCTGCCGTATTTCATTCCGCGTTCTCCTTTCGTTGTTTTGATTTTGCTCGATTTGATTTTTTGATTTCGATTTTGATTTTCGATCTTCTGTCTCATCAGGGGAGAGACGAAATTGCGAGTCACTGTTGCGGTAGGGTGTGGGACGGAGCGGCGCGAGCTTTAGCGCCGTTCCTCCCCTACCCGTGACAGGGTGGTGGACCGCCAGGGACAATACCCCTATTTATAGGGAGTTGTCCCTGTCCCTGTACCAACAGGGTCAAAACCGGGATTCTATCGTATTTGTCCCAACAGGGTCAAAAAGTGTTGTCCCTACGGTTTTGTCCCTTGTGTTAAGCACTTAATTATCGGTCATCTTCGTCCTCTTCATCGTCCTCATTGCAGTAAATATATCCGCCCAAAACCTCGTATGCTTCGTCCAGCGCGGCGTACCTTCTGACAGTCTTTTTATCCTTGCCAAGGTAATTGGCGATGTCTCCGATCTTCACCGGTCTGCCGTTGTCGGAGAGTACCTCGAACGCCTTGTCGAGGTCGTTCAGCTTCTTTTCGTCCCTCTCCTCCTGGGTCTTCTTCGGCTTCAGCTCGCCGTTCCTGCCTCGGTACCAATTGGAGTCGTCTTCGGGCATGGCGTTCTTCAGGGTGCCGAATCGGTCGAGCCGGTGTATGGGCCAATCGAACCACACGTTCACCGGAGCAAAGGATGGGAATTCTCGAAGCGTTCCTTCTATTCTCCAGGCGGAGATCTGAGATCCTTCCGGCAGCGTCTCTTCGGCGGTAATGTCCATCAGACGGATGAGCGCCTGTCTCTGAGCGCCGGTCAGCTCATCAGTCTTAGCGATCCATTCCGTCAGATTCCCGTAGGACGCTTTAATTTGCTCTGTAAGCCGTTCTGCCACTTTTGGCATATATTTATCCATATACTCGAAACAAGCGGCTCTGACGGCATTCTGACGCTCCTGAGAGGCTATCTGGTCCGTGATGGGCAGCTCTATGATATCCAGGAGGGCATCCGGGTCTCTCGCGAAAACACCGCTTCCCGATGCTCTGTCCATCGCCTTCTTTCCGCCCTGTGCGCCTTTTGAGTGGTGATGGCAGTATATGGTCGCCACCCCTAACTCAGTACACACCTTGTCGAACTGATTGCAGAAATTAGCCATCTGATCGGCGGAGTTCTCATCGCCTGTAATGACCTTGTAGATCGGGTCGATTATGACCGCGATGTAATTCTTTTTCTGCGCTCTTCGTATCAGCTTCGGAGCGAGGCGGTCCATCGGCATGGACTTCCCTCTCAGGTTCCAGATATCGATGTTCCCGACATTCTTCGGCTCGATGCCCATAGCGGTATATACATCCTTGAATCTGTGGAGGCACGATGCCCTGTCCAGCTCCAGGTTGACATACATGACCCGACCCTGGGCGCATGGGAATCCAAGCCACGGGAGGCCTTCCGCGATCGCCACGCACAGCTGGATCTGAAGGAAGCTTTTACCGGCCTTCGATGGTCCCGCAAGAAGCATCTTGTGGCCCTGTCTCAGCACTCCGTCAATAAGGCATGGAGCAAGGTCCGGCATGTCGTTCCATATCTCATCCAGCTTTTCTGGATCCGGCAGATCATCGTTCAGGTCTTCGATGTGTTCCTTCCACGACTTGAAGTCCGGCATGCCGATGTTCGTATCGATGATGAACTGCTTCTTGTCCTTGCGGATAACTCCCGGAAGCCGTGACAGCCTCGATGGATTCCGGTTCTGTGTATCGATACGGAGTCCGTTCTTCTCGCACACCTTGTACAGATAATCGACCCGGTTCCTGTACTCCTCAAAGTTTGCCGCATCGATCCTGACGATGGCATGGAGACTTTTTCCCCCGGAGTACATCAGCACCGCTATCGGCAGTTCCAGTTCCCTCACGATAGCGTTCTGCTTCTCAAGATCCAGGGTGTCAGATTCCACAAGAGCGTACCGGAACGAGGCAACGTTCTCGTTCTTTACGCCTCTTCCGTCAAGCGGATTGAAGCGGATCCATGCCCCCGCAGCGGTATTGTAATCGCCCAGCACCGCCCCTATGTCATGGGACTTTACTTTCTTCAGGGCGCTTATCAGCTCTCCCGCAGTCCGTGTGTAATTGCCAGAAGATACCGGCTTCCATTTGCCGTCCTCGTCTTCGGCTGAATTCACGCAGTATCCGACAAACTCCTCTGGCTGGAACAGGGTTTCGAGATAGCGGATGACTTCCTTCTCCGGCTCCCATTTCTGAGGCTCGGAGATCTCCATTCCTTCTATCCAGTTCTTGTCGATCAGCTTGTAGTCTCTTCCGATCTCGGCATCCCACGACAGGGCGTGGCCCTTCTCCCTACGTTCCGGAGTCCATCCCTGGTCCCTTGCGTACTGCACGATGGTACCGGCAGTGACATCCTTCATCATGGAGCCGTTGAAGGTATCCCACTTCTTCTCACATTCGCCGGGATGGTATCTGCCGTAATCCTGTTGTGACCACTCGTCCCAGGTGTCCACGGAGAAGCCCTCGTATTTGAGGGCCATGCCACACAGCAACCAGTCCTGGTATGAAAGCTGACCGGGATCTACTTCCGACAGGATATCGAGGATCTCATCCTTGCTGAACATTTAGCTTTCTCCTTCGTTCTCTTCGTTTTCTGTTGCATGCCACCTGCCTTGCTATGCATGCCTTGCAGTATGCCTTCCCGGCAAGGGTGTTTTCGTCCTTCTGTCCGCACCCCACGCACATATTTCTTTTTTTCATACTGGCTCTCCGCAACCTCAGGTTGCTCTGCGCGGCATTCCAGCAGACCTCGCAGAGGACAAGTCCTCTCTCCGTCCGGTCATCACCATTTCCACACTGAACGCATTTGTGATCCGCTTTTCGTCTGATATACAGTTCTGTCATTGCTCCTTCTTTCTAGGTGTCAGGAAGTACTCTACCGGCTTCCCTAGTTCCTTTGCTATGATACAGAGGCCGTCTATCGGCATCCTGGACTCGCAGTAGATCCATCTGGAAAGGGTCTCCCTCCGAATACCGGTCCTTGTCGCAAGGCCTCTGATAGTAACATGCCTCGAAGCCAGCTCAGCTACGATCCTGTAGCATGCTGTCTTCTGATGTTCCATAGACATCATATTCTTCGTCTCCCTCGCCCACGGCGATGTTAATGGCTGCCATCATCGTGATCCCGATCATCGCGCCCATTAAAAGCCATACTAGAATCATTATTCCCAGTCTCCTTTGTACTCTCTGAATGTGGCGATCTGCGATAAAATGGAAAGATTTTCCGCTATTGTACGGATCGTATCATCCGTATCCATTTCGTTTTCCTTTGCATACTTTAAAATTTCTCCTATGATGTGCATCAGGAATTCTCTGTCCTGGTCCTCTGGCGTTTTGAACTTATTCATTCTTTTTCTGTTCCCTTGCGATATCATCTAAATTTTCCAGAACAAACTTCTTAAATTCGCTTTCCGCAGCGGCTTCCACTTCTTTCTTGAAAGCTTCTAATGCTAATTCTCTTGCGAATTCATAATAATCATCGCCCATAAGTTCCATAAGTTTTTCTTCCATGCGCTTGATCATGTAATTTGCCATTATTTCACTCATTGTTTCCCTCATTACTCTCTCCTTTCGCCTTTTTCACAAAACGAATCGTCATTCGTATTGGATATGACAAATGTTCCACCTGCAATTAGCGCATTGTTCTTGATCTCTATTTTTCTTGGGCAATCAAATGTAAATCTGTGCTTGCAATCCCTACATCTGACAACTTCGACCGCATCAATAGATGGAGCGTCTGTTATTGCCTCGCAGGCATTTGCAAATTCTGAACTTCTTGTGCAAAACCCTAATGCTGTATAAGCACAATCATGGCAATCTTCTTTTATGTCAAGTGTTGTCATTAGATTTCGTCTGCTGATTAAATCATCACTCATTATTCTTTCCTTCCCGCAAAAATTCTACATCAAAATCCGGCTCCGTATTCATAATCATATTCACATTCCCATTTATCGCCGTCTGGCGTAATCATCTCGGCATAATACGGACTGCCACTCATGAAGTAGAATTTATAACCCTTATACTCAAAACTTATTGGGCTGTAATCGAAATAGTCTGTGTTTCCATCGCAATACTCAATTTTGTTGAAACCTTTTTCTGTTGCCTCATATATTGACGGCAACCCCTGTTTATGGCACATCACTCGGATATTACCATCGCCCAAAATTCCATGATGGATGCTATTAACCCAGTCTACATCCTTGTCTTTTTTATGCAAAAGCGAAACCCAGATCCTTTCACCGCTCGGTATATTAGCGGACGGCATACCAAATGTTTCCTCGTCTGTTGCAAATGTTGCAACATCTTCTTTGTCTTCTCTTATTTTTCCATTCAACCAAACAAACGCACCATAATCATTATATGCCATCTCTATATTTCCCCCTGTTTCCTTTCTGCTGATTACATCCTTCTCCATATCTCGTCAGCCTGTTCCTTTCCGTACTTCTTGCAGTCATGCTTGTATTCAATCCATTGTGCCAATGGTAAAAGCAGAATTGCTCCGATCCATCCAATAACTACAAACGCAAGTGCATCAATGATCGGACTCCCATATATCATTCTTCTTCCCTTTCGCCATCACCACAAAAGAAATTGCCCTCTGTTTGCTTATCAATCATTCCACAATAGTGGCATCCCTCGATAGTCTGCCAGGACTTATCCCAATTCTTACAATGCTTACATCTTACAATCTCAACAATATCCGACTTAGCCATATAATCTTTTATGCTTTCCCAATCAACGAGTATTTGTATGCTATTTTTAGCCATTATTCCCTTCTTTCTTTATATGGATCAGGAAGTGGCATCCAGGCAGATACATCATACATTGGATGATACCAACCAGAATAATACCATTCGCCGTCCGTCTCATCATTTACAGCAACAAGATATCCCACGTTGCAATACTTACCGATTGATAAGATGACATCTTCACAATATGATGGCAATCTCTCACTGCATGGTATCCACTGCTGTGCAGATGGAAATTCTTGAATAAATCTGTACACCCAATCATCGTCAAGAACATTTCCTTTTACGCTTATTCTTTCAATGCTTTCGAGAAGAGCCTGTCTGCTGATTAAATCATCCACTGTCCTCACCTCTCATGTCGCACTCATCAAACCGCCTTGTGATGTGTCCTCATCTCCATACTGTAACTTTTGCTTTCTCATATCTGCTCCGCAGTTCGGGCAGTAATTTGTATTGTCTGTGTGCAGTTCGTAATCACATTCCGAACAATATGCAACGCCATAGATGTTAGGTTTCAGTATCCACTTTCCTTTCTTCCGCTCCTCCTGTACCTCCTGCAAAGTTGTCCGAATCACGTGATTAAACCTTGGGCAACAATGCCGTTCTTGGTCATATTCTTTGCAGTCAGTACACCACTCATCGAATTTATAATCACGTTCTGCGGATGGTTCATCGTAAATCATTTCCTTGAATCTTGTCCGTTCAGATAATTGTGCCATGTATCTTACGTATGCAGGATTCAGCGAACCATCCGGGAAACTCGTTCGTGTATCTAGTACTCTTTGCCGTGCAAGTTCTTCAGCTTCACGCATTTTGTCGTATAAGCTTTTTCTGCTGATCAGATCATCCATTGTTTCCCTCCATTTTGTTTCCGCAATATGGGCAATAATCAAATAACTGCTCGCCGTAGTCTGTATCATGATATGCGCTATGAAAACAGTTAGAACAGTAATAATCCCAGGGCCAGAACTTGCCATCCCGTGTCGTATCTTCTTTCCGGGTCGGCTTTATTCCCATTGCATTTAGCGTTTCGCCTTTGACCCACATGCTCATTTATCAGAACCTACCTTCCTTGCCATGTCGTGCATGGTCTGCATTTCTTCTCTCAGATCGATGACCCTTGCTCCGGTGTAATCGTCCAGATCCACATCGCATTCACGCTTGATCCATTCTCGCATCTTCTTCTCGTGATCGAGGTCGCCCTGTACGGCTTGGAGCGTGGCTGATACATGCTCAAGTACACGTATCAGCCTTTGCTTGCCGAAGCCGAACTCGTCATGGAGTACCGCTGCCATGCATGTGGTATATAGCCTGGTAGCCATGCCGGTCTCCCTGAGGATCCCAACATGGACTCCGTGCTGAAAACCCTTCTCATACATCATGTCATCGTGTGTTACCGTATAAGTCTTGGCTTGTGCTTTCTCCAAGCGTCTTCGCTCTGCCCTGTTCATAGTTCCTTTCCTCCGGCAGCGTCCAGTCGAAAGGAGGCCCTTCCAGACTGCACTCTGTGCCGTTCCATAATTCGCATGTTCCGCAAAACGGAACGTTCTTGCATAATTCCTTCAGATCCTGTGCGTAGCGGACTATCTCATCATAATCCAGACGAACCGAAGCCATTTTCGCCCCTTTCTGTTTTGTCAAGCGAGTCCACGATCCTGACGCTCGGATGACGGACATCCTGTACTACAAGCTGGGCGATCCTGTCATACGCCTCGATGTGATAGACCTCACGGCTTGTATTGATAAGCACCACGCCGATGGAGCCGGTATAGCCTTCATCGATAGTCCCTTCCGCTACGATGATGCCCTTCGAGTTGAGACTGCTGCGGCCCTTCACGAAGCCGACAGTACCCGGAGCCAGCTGGATGTGTACGCCGGTATCGATAACGGCACGACCGCCCATAGGCATCAGGTCTACATAGACCGGACTGTAAAGATCAAGACCCGCGTCCTGTTCGTGCGCTCTTGTCGGCTTGATGCCGTTATCAGTCAATAAAACTTTCATAGCTGAATGTCCTTTCTTTTTTGTACGTTGCCGGGTCGATATCCATCGGCACCTTCCATGAATTCATGGCAAGCCGTTTGACCATGTACTGTGCTTCCTGGAATGACCATTCGCCTACCTTGCGGAATCCGTAGCGCTCCAGGCATCGGATCTGCTTCGGTGTGCTGAGTCCTTCGTCCTTGCGCTTTTTCAGCCGGTTCAGCATCATGCTTGCCATCCCGGCATTGTAGATGTCTTCCGTCCATATGCCGAACTTCTCCAGGGCTTTGAGCTGCTTGTCTGATGCCGGTGCCATCTCCCATCCGAAGGATGGAGTGTAATTGATCATGTCCTCGGCATTGATGCTCATCTCATACTGGAGAGGATCCACGAACTGGCGCTTACGCTTCCGCATGGCTTCCAACTGCTTAGCAAGCGCTTCTTCCCTCTCGACAAGCACATCGGTCTCAGCCTTCTGTTCCGCTTCCATGATGTCTACCGCTTCCCCGGCATTCTCTTCCAGATTCCTGGTCATGACCTTTGCGGTATCGTCATGCTTGCAGATGAGGGATGCCGGTCTGCACAGTTCGTGTTTCTCTGTCATCCACAGGAAGTCCAGCAGAAGCAGATGATCCTTGCCTGGATGCAAGCGAGTGCCGCGCCCAACCATCTGGCAAAAGAGACTTCTGCTCTTGGTGGGCCTCAGTACAACGATGCAGTCCACCGATGGGCAGTCCCATCCCTCTGTCAGGAGCATGGAGTTCAGCAGCACCTGATACTTGCCGTCATCGAAAGCTTGCAGTATCTCCTTGCGATCGGGACTTTCGCCATTGACCTCTTCGCATGTCATGCCGCGTTCCAGGAGCATCGCCTTGAATTTAAGAGATGTCTTGATGAGCGGGAGGAAGACCACAGTCTTGCGGTCTCTGCATGTCTTTGCCATCTCATCCGCGATCTGCTCCAGATATGGATCCAGGGCGGTGTCGATTTCGGATGCTTTGTAGTCTCCGTTCTGGATAGAGACCCGGGTCATGTCTATCTGAAGCGGCACTGTAAGCGCTTTAATGGGGCATAGATAACCTTCTCGTATCGCTCTCGGTAAATTGTACTCATAAGCAAGAGAATCGAAATATGAGCCTAGATTTCGCATGTCAGAGCGATCGGGCGTGGCGGTCACTCCAACGACCTTTGCCTCATCGAAGTACTTCAGGACCTTCTGATAACTGTCAGACATGGAGTGGTGTGCCTCATCGATCATGATGGTCTGGAATGCGTTCCGGGAGAACTGCTCCAGCCGTTCGTCTCGCTGCATGGTCTGCACTGATCCGACCGTGACTCTGTTCCATTTGCCGATGGAAGTCTGCTCCGCCTTCTCCACCGATGGGATAAGTCCTACTGCATTCTGTAGCTTGTCGGCAGCCTGGTCGAGCAGTTCGCCCCTGTGGGCAAGTATCAGTACCTTCTCGCCGGATTCTACTCTTCTCCTTGCCACTTCCGCCATGACGATGGTCTTTCCGGTTCCTGTTGCTTGTACTAAAAGGGTCCGGTTATTGCCGGACCCCCATTCTCGTTCGATCGCCTCGACCGCTTCCTGTTGATAGGGTCTTAACGTTACCATGTCATTTTGTTCTGTGCCGGAGCCTCGTTAGGCTCCAGGAATCTCTGGATCTGATTGGTCTCCCTCTGCTGACCATCGTTGCCGATGTACTGGCGGACCTTAACGTGGCATCTGCCGTGAGATCCTGGAACCAGCTGCCAGTTCATGCGCATCTTCTCGCCACTCTTCTTCTGACCGATGGACTTGAAGAAGGCTGACAACGCCCACTCACTGCGGGTGTGAAGGAACAGGTTGTGCTTGATTGTGGTAGCGCCTTCCTTACCGGAGACCCTTACGTTCAGGATCGCCATCGGGCAGGACGGCATCTTGTCAGAACCATTGAACTGACCGCGCTCCATGCTCTCTACCGTGAAGTCATAGTCTCCTTCGGGAAGAAGCGTAAATTCCGATTCCTTCTCGATCTCATCATCCCAGCTGAATGCTCTCTCAAATTCTGCCATTGTGCTTTACTCCTTTGTTTTTAGATTTCTATATCGATATCCTCATCGGGTTCGATCATGCCTTTTACTCTGTCCCACTCGTCTACGAGCATCTCCCAGATGAACCTTGTATCATAGTTCTCGATGGGGGTGCCAGTGGTGTAGAATCCCTTCTTGCCTACTACCTGGCGGATCTGGTCCTCTCTGATCTTCCAGTGGTCCATATACTCTTTGAGGATCTTCAGGCCGTCTTCCTTGCTGTTGCGGTCAGGAACCCATCCCGGAGCCGCTTCCTGTTCTACTTCCTTGCGTTCGGCAAGCTGCTTGGCATCCTGTCCCACCTTGATCGGGTCGGTCGGATCCTGGGTGAACAGATGCTCGATCTGCTTGAAGTCGAAAGGCAGTTCGTCCGGCAGACCGAAGCGGTTCTTCGCGTCCCACACAGGATTGTGAGTGCAGTACATCACACGCTGACCGCCCTGGGCCTTTTTGGTATGAGTCTTGGAGTTCTCGACTACCATGATCTTGTAGTTCGCGAACAGGACCATATCCGCCCATTCCTTTACAAGCGGAGCGACCTTCTTGGAAAGCTTCATTTCCCACTTGTCGTATGCTCCCTGTTCTTCCGGCAGTTCGACCTTCTTCATGGCAACGTGCGCTACCAGAACGGCGTTCATGCCGTTTTCAACGACTTTATCAAGGTCACTCAGAAGCCTTGCGAAGGATTCCTGTAAGTAGGTGTATCCTTTTCCGTATCCACCGCCAATTGACTCGATGCCGTCACACTTGTGCTTTTCGAGCAGATCCTTCACGCAAAGCTTTTCCGCCCAGTCTGCGGTATCGATCACCAGCGTCTTGCACGGCTTTTCTTTGATGACCTCGCCAACGGTCCAGAGCAGCTGATCCCATGTCTTTGGGATGTCCGTTCGTGCTACATCGAGTTGTGCCGATCCGTCTTCCACATCGATGAAAAGCGGATCCGGGAAGTGAGAGGCGAATGTCGTTTTCCCGATGCCCTCAACACCGCATATCACGGCTTTGATAGGCTTAATGATTTTTCCTCTTGTAATGTTCATTTGTTTCCTTTCTTGTTTTTATTGCTCTTCCGGGAAGTGGCATTTAGTTACCGCTATCGGAAACTCTTCGATCTCCGATGCCCAGATAGCTGTTCCTTTTCCGTTGCATTTCTCCCAGCAGTATGGGAATCCGCCGATCCCATCAAACAGGCTTCCGAGTGTCGCCGGGCGTTCGTACGTTGCCGAGATCCTTCTCATCAGCCAGAACCAGAATGGCGTTGCGATAGAGTTGCCCAAAGCCTTGTATCTTGCGGAATCGGATGATTCCTTGTGAACCTTGCCCTGAGTGTCCGTCCATTCTCCGATGTCCGTCCAATCATCCGGGAAGCCTTGCAGCCGTTCGCATTCCATCGGGGTCAGTCTGCGTACCGCAGTATCCATCTCATTCCACCCCCCCTCAATATTTTATGCTGGTCGTCCATGCAATTTAATGCACCGACTTTTTCGCTCAGATACAACTGGTGTACTTGTCCGTTTCCTATGCACCAATCCATTGTCCTTCTCCGTCCAGTATGAATGCCACTCCCTCGGTTATCTTGGCGTTTGGTGGTCTGCTATCATTCCTATTAGTTTCATGAATCACTATTACACATGGATATCCTTGCCCCGGCTTGCCACCGCCTGTAACCAAGGAGTAAGCTATCTCACATTGGAGAGTTACATCCTGTCCTCTTGCCTCGTGTATCGCTATCGTTTTCATGTATCTCCATTATCAACGGTACATTACCCCCCCCGGTTCCCATTCGTGAGGATAACGCCTGACATATTCCGTCATAGATTATCTTCACTCTCGAATCGTTCGGGTGGTTCTCCAACGCTATGTATCTCATATGCTACTCCGTGAACATCTAAGCCATTTAAGGTAAAGCAGACATCTTCATTCCATCCACTACCATTGGAAGTCAGGCTTGTTCTGCCCCCCCCCTGAATGCATATTACTTTCAAGCACTCTTTGGTTATCAACTGTTGATAATGCTCCAACTCTGCCATTTTGAATTAGGATTCCTTTACCCCCCCCTGGTTTTCCGGCTCGTTCTTGGAAGCTGATGCCTGATTAACCAAAGCCGTCTTCAGGATCTCCGGCAGCTCCTTGCCCCGCCTCTCGGCTCGGCTCAGAATCCCCATACATGCTCTTGCGCTCAAATAGTACTTCTGGGGCACCCCCCCCGCAAAATCTGCGACAAGTGCGATACGTTTTCTTCTCTGGGGGACTCCCCAAAACTGCGCATCGTGTACTCTCCAAGCAATGCTCCCCCCATCGAAAAGGATGCATCCGGCTGACGACCATTTGCCTTTCGGAGGTCCAGGAATAACGGCATCTTTGTCGATGATCTTTGCGATCTCTTCAAGGACGACTCTGAAGTCTTCTCCTTTGTTGCTTGAGAATGCTCCGGGGACATTTTCCCAGACCATCCATCTTGGCCGAACAAATCGACCTGTTCTCCCCTTAGCCTTGTCATGTTCCCTCATCTCCTTTACTACTCTTATTTGTTCCATGAACAGACCGCTTCGTTCACCTTCGAGACCCGCCCTCTTACCGGCTACGCTAAGATCCTGGCATGGTGAACCGCCGGTGATACAATCGACCGGAGTAAGGTCATAGCCGCGGATCTTGGTGATGTCTCCAACGTGCTTCATTTTATCTGCATATTGAGGTTCTCTTTAAGGCTTGCGCCTTTGACCTCTTCTCCTCTCATCAAAGCTTCTTTGATACCGGCTTTGTCGATGGTGTAGGTCGCTTTGTACCAATTGGCGGGGACCTTATCCGGATCGGGGATGTCTACCTGAGTGGACTTGCGATAGGAAATCAGTACTCTCGGCGTGGAGAACTTCTGTCCGTTCAAAGCGTAGCTTAAATACTTCTTGAGACTCTCGATCTTGGTCTCGGCAGATTTACGCCGTGCCGCCAGGCTTTTCTCTTCCTCGCGTAATGCA